CTTTATCTAAGTTAATTTGTGGGCCTTCTGGGTGATTTAACTCACCAACGGCTCGACCACTTTTAACTTGCTCCTTTACATATTTAGCAGTAGCTTCTGCTAATACTTGTTTAGGATAAATTCTTTTATTGCGGTTTTCTTTCTCCGCTTGCATAAAAACACCTTCGATGAAAACATTTTTTTCACCTTTAGCGTTTGCTTCGGTAATATATTTTACCGATTCTAAATGTTCTGTAATTAATTTCATTAGTTAGTAAATCCTGTTAGTGTAGCAGTTACAGTTGAACCACCCGTTGCTAACTTATCTCCCGAGGCTTTTTGGCATATAACAGATTGACCTGCTCCTAAAGTAAATGTGGCTTTTGCCGCATCTGCAGAAGTTGTTAATGTAATAGTTACTGTAGCATTTGATCCGTTTGTGATAAATACGTTTTTAGCGTTACCAATATTATTGGAAGTAGAGCTTAATGTGACTGCAGCTGCTAGTGGTTCAATTGTCATATTTTTACTTTTCCTCTTGTTTATTAAAAATTTCTGATGTGATTCCTACCTTACGTATTTCAAGAGCATCTCTTAGTTTATCTTGAATCACTTGTTCGAAAGCTTTTTCGGAACCTTCTTTATCGTTTGTAATAATATTATTAAATATATCTGATGCCTTCATAGTCTGTATTTATACTTTTTTCGTTTTTGAGTTGTTATTTTTTTTATTATGCAGATAAAGGTCTAGAACCAGATGCGGTAAAATCATTGGCTATGTCGATAATCCTATATCTTATTTTAAATTTGTAAGTTGAACCTGGTGTATTATTAAAATTAGTAGGTGTTGACGGTATAAAAACGGTTCTATATTTTAATGGCGAATCAGCAAAAAGTCTTCCCATTTCTACTGGAACATCTCGATTAAATATAGTATCACCACTTGCCACTAAAAATTTTCTTAGGATAGTACCATAAGTTACTACTTGATTACTACCAACACCATCACTACCTTCTACGTATAATTGTCCTTTAACACTAGTACTATTTACAATATCTGCTGTAGGAGATGCGTAATCTACAAATAATATAAACTCTACAACTTGAATTGCTTTACCAGCCCCAGGAGAATTAATTAAAACAAGTGGTGTACTACCAGAATTTTTTATTTCTGATCCAGTAACATGTACACAAACTTCTTTTAAATCTTGTGTCAATGTACCATCTGCCTTAAATGCAGCAGTTGTAGAAGTGTTTGCGCTACTTGTTGGAAATTGTGAAGCCGCATACAAAGAAGATTTGATATTACCATCAGTAGTTAATGATGCTCCAGTTATATCTCCACTTGATGCAACATTAGCTACATTAGTAATACTACCTCCGCCTACAAAATCTATATCATCATTTACTGATATCGTAGAATCAAAAGTCGATTCTGAATCAACTGTAAGAGTTCCAGTCGCCGATAAATTACCATTTGCCGCAATATTTCCCGTAACAGCTAATGCTTCAGATGGTGATGTAGTTCCTATACCAACATTACCAGTAAAAGCAGGTGAGTCTAAAGGTGCTTTAGCAGCAATAGAGTTTGTAACAGTGGTTGCAAAATTCTCATCATCATCTAAAGCAGCAGCTAACTCATTTAGTGTATTTAATTGCTCAGGAGCACCAGCAGCAATATCTACTCCTACCCATTTATTTTGCGATGCATCATACTTTAAAAAGTTACCATCAACTTTTGCTGTGCTTGTTTGAACATCAATTAAATTTTTAAGTTTAACAACGCCTCCTCCAGCCATATTAGAGATGCTCTTATTTATTACTGTCCTATAGTTATTAAAATCTTTATCAGATTTTATAATATAAGAATCTATTTCTTTTTTTACTTCAACTAAATGTGGTTCAATTATTTTATCAATATCTGGCAAGATTGCATCTTTACCATCTTCTCCTTTTGGTCCTATTTCACCTCGAGGACCAATATTGCCTTGAATACCCTGTGGTCCAACTTTTCCATCTGCACCTCTTTCACCCTTCTCGCCTTTGACACCTGGTATTCCTTGTGCTCCTTGAATACCCTGCGGCCCAATTTTACCATCTTTTCCTGGTATTCCTTGTTCTCCTTGCGGGCCAATATCACCCTTTAAACCTTGAATTCCTTGAGGACCAGTATCTCCTTTTTCTCCTTTTTCGCCCGGGATTCCTTGTAATCCTTGTTCACCAATTAATCCCCTTTCTCCTCGTTCTCCTTGAGGACCAGTATCTCCTTTTTCTCCCTGGATTCCTTGCGGTCCGATATCACCTTTTAATCCAGTATCACCTTTCTCACCTTGAATCCCTTGGATTCCTTGCAATCCCTGTTCGCCAATTAATCCTTGTTTTCCATCACGACCTGGAATTCCACGATCTCCTTTAATTCCCTGATCTCCTTTCGGTCCAGGAGTAGTTTTAATTAAGCGTGTATCTTCTTCAAGTTGAACTAATTTATCAACTAAAGGATTTATTTGTTTCTGTAACTTTTTGTAAACTGTAACAGAAAATGCACTATTTACATTATCTAAATCTGACATAGTAATTACTCTTCTAGTATTTTACTCATACTGTCAATCATTTTTAATTGAGCTTCATGCAGTTCTTGTTTACGTTCGTCATTATCTTCCTCTATTGAATCTACTTGTGGCGGTGTTTCTGTTGAAGCAAGATCCATATCATCTTCCTCTCCTTCAGTATCTTCACTTTCATTTTCGATTTCAGTATTTAATCTTTCGATATCTTCATCTGATTGTTTTAAGATAGTTTGACGAACATATTTTTTAGAAACAAATTTACCCACCAAATCTTCCATCTGAGATGCCATATCTAAACGCTCTCTCATGATTTCAAATTCTTTCAATTCAGCAAAGTAATTATCTTCAAGGAAATCAACGTTGAGTTTTTCAGACATGTCATTCCAATCATTTTCTGTTATAACTCCCTTTAATATAAGTTGTATACGAAGAGCTTCGATCAATATGTTAGCAAATTTCTTACGAATACGATCAATAAATTTTTGAAATTTAACTTCATCTCGTGATATTTCACTTGCTCTTCCAAGATTAAATGAATCATCTGCTTCAAGTCTTGTAAGAGGAACATTTAAAGTTTTATAAAGTTTCTTTTGGAAAAATATGATATCGTCAATTTGTCCAAGATTTTCTCCACCTGGAAGAGTCGTAATTTCTGTACCTCTTCCTCCTTCTCTACGTGGAAGCCAAAAATCTTCTAGCATAGACATATGTCTACGATCATCTTTAATATCACCAGTTACAGCATCATAAACTAGTTTATTACGATACTTATTCATAATACCTTGTACATATTCTTCTGCTTTACCTTTTGGTAAATTACCTACATCGATATAAAATATTCTACGTTCTGGCGCTCTTGAGTAACGATACATTACCAACGAATCTTCCATCATTCGAAGTTGATTCACTGGCTTTAAAGCTTTATGCAAATATGATACTACTCGTTTTTGTGTAGCATCTAAAAGACCAGATGTTACATTAATAATAGCTTCTTTTGATATTTTAACACCTGAAGTACCTTCTCGGGTTTGTTTTCCAACAACTCCGGCACCCACTCCGCTATAATCTTCTGAATACACATAATATTCGTTTACTACTTTTTGTACAGTAACATCAGTTTTTGCATCAGTTACCTTTTTGATCTCTTTCACTTTTTTCATGAAAAGAGATTCAATGGGACGTAATTCTACAATTCCTCTTTTGGGATTTTTATCATCAATGATAACATGAAAATATATTCGTCCATCTACATACCACTTTTTAAATAAACCTTCACCCTGTTTATTAAACTTATAAAGTGACAGTATGTTATTAAATTCTTCAGTGATTTCTTTTTTAATACTATCTGACAAATCTAAGTCAGTTAGATCTATTTTTGCTGGTGCACTTTTATGTGCAGAAGCAATAGCAGCATCAACAATATCACTAATCGCTGAATCACATTCAGGTTGTTGTGCGGCTTCTCTATATTTAACTATTAGATCTCTATCGCTCGAAGTAGCTGTACCATCTAAATCGACATATTGTCCGTAATAGCCACCAGCTGCAACTGTTGCTGCAACTCCATCGTCTTCTGGTTTTGGAGCAAAAGAAACTACTTCTTTTTCTCTTTTGACTTCTTTCGCGCCAACCTTTTTAGTTATTTGATATCCAAATAGTTCCATATAATAATATTTATAATAAAAATCCCGCTAAGGTTTTTAAGCCCTAGCGGGACATTTTTATTTAGTGTTATGAATTAGCTTGTGCTATTGGATTCCCAATATTGATAAGCAAATTCAACTGTGAATTCTTCAATTGCATCATTAGAATCATAACTAAGATCAATAGCTCCGACACTGGGAATGATCCACGGATAATATATTCTTTTGTTATGTTCTCAGCACGATCAAGTTGTTGTACGATTAGATCGGCTTGATATGATGATGGGTCTGCGACACCTACGTTATTCACGTGCTCATTGATGCTATTCATCCAACTTTCCATTGCGCTTCTTACTCCGTTATCGGACTCGTTAAAAGCGGTGATTGTCCAGTTTTCGAATGTGCGGTCACCAGCAACTTTTAGCTGACGGCCACGGAATGGAACATCAATTTGAGCCATCACACTTGCAGGAAGCTGAGCTCCTTTACATGTGAATGATAATAACTCAGTATCAAGACCAGCTCCAATTGGTGGGTTATTAATAATAACCTTAAAGAGATTGGCGCGTGCGCCTCCTCCGATTAGCTTTGCTTTAAAATCATCTACGTTAGCCATAATAGTTATTTCCTTTCTTTATTTATAATTATTTACCAACGATTTCAGAAAATTCAACTCCAGTGCGAGTAGCGATGAAGTTAAGCGTAATGAAATTAATCGAACGAGCAGGCTTAATGAAGATGTCTGCAACAAATCGGTTACTATCAATTATTTCACCTGTATTGTTGGTTTCATCACATACGACCAAGAAGTCAGTAATACCACGACGGCCTTTAACATCCCTTAGGAAAGGCTCTGTCATATTTCTGAACATCGCGCGAGTAAATTCGTCATTCAATTCGAATAGTTGGAATTTAGCAGCGGTTGCAATTGCTTTTTCAAGAACTGCAAATAGTCTGCGAACATTAATGCGATCAAATGCACTTGGCTTTGCTTGAGCAGTTTTATCTCCAAAGAGTACAATACCTTCACCAGGGAAAGATACGATTGGATTAACACCACCTTTGTAAAGTGTGTCTCTATCGGCTTTCTTAGGATTATATCCAAGTTTAGTAACACCTAATAGAGCTCCACGATTAAATCCAGCTGGCGAGAACCAAGGTTCTGCAAGACCATCTGTTTTAGCGCAAAGACCAGCCATATGACCAGAAGCGGGAATATAAACGTAATTATCAGCATACTTATTGTATACGTATAATGCAGTCGAATCAAGGAATGCATATGAACCTTCAACTCCGCGAGCAATACCACTTGTAGCTTCAGTGACAACATCAGCAGCAGCAGTAGTATTTCCAGTTGTTGTAGAAATTGGTGCTGAAACGAATGCTACTGCATCTTTACGAGCAAAAGCAATTCTTTGTAATTCTGCGCCAATTGTTAAACCACTAGTTGCATCAACTTGAGCAAAGAGTAGATTTACATCAACTAATTCTGAGTCTTCTAACTCTGCTAGACCAGTGATAATATCTCCACTAACAGCAGTTCCAGGAGTGGCAACGTCTACACCACCAGTGAAGCTATATGCTGTAGCACTTGCTGCAGTATCACGAGCCATGTAAATATAGGCAGATTTTTCATTAATAACGTCTTTAACATTATTATTTGAACCATCGTCTAATTTAGCAGCAGTAGTATCAAGGAATGAGTATTTTTCAAGTTCTGAACCTGCTATTCCAGTAATTTCGCCATCTTCATCGAATACGAATACGTGAACTTCAGTTCCAGTTGGTGCGGCATCAAATTGATTTTGAATGCTTGTTGGTGCACTAGCAAAAGTAGCTGAATCGAGGACATACGCTGCAAGAGAATTACCCATTGTTCCTGCACTTCTAGCGAACATCAAACCTGGAAGGACTGATGTACTAGCAGGTGGATATTTAGCTTCGAATGCTGATTCATTTTCAATTAATTCAGCTGTGCTAAACTCAGTTTCTTGTTCGTCGAATGTGAAGTTACCGGATTCTAAACTTACTACACCAGCAGGTGATGCGGCAGGATCATTAAATCCAACTGTTACATTTGCGACAACATATCCACTACCATCAG